TATTAATATAAAAAATGATGATGGTGAAGTCCAATATGATGTTAATAAAATAGCAGATGAGGATAAGAAGCGTGGAGCAACTGTGACTATATCTAAGGTAGGTAGTTTAGAAACTATCATAGAAGCATTACAGTTTGCAAGTTCTACACATAGAAGTAATCTTGAGAATCTTTTAAAAGAAACTCCTGAAGCGATGGTAGAAGTAGAAGAACCTGTTGAAGAAGTGGAGACTGTAGAAGCAGAAACAACAGATAACGTTTAAACATAGTGAGGGCTAACATGGAAAAAACTTGGGATAAGTTACATCAACCTTGTCCACTTTGTAACAGTAGTGATGCTGTTGGAATCAACGAAGATGGTTCAGCAAAGTGCTTTAGTTGTGGTGAGTTTATGCCTGACTATAATAAAGCATGTGAGGGAAAAGATATGGAATTTAAAACAGAAACTAAACAACCTGACGTAGTAGATGAGGGAGTGTTTTCATCTTTAACAGATAGAAAAATCTCTCAACCTACTGCAACTAAGTATGGAGTAAAGGTAGTACATGACCATCAAGGTAATGTCATTAAACATTTTTATCCATACTACAACGGACATGAACTTGCAGGTACTAAGTGTAGGAATGTAAAGAGCAAAGACTTTTTTGTTTCCGGTACTTATAATGAAACAGGTTTGTTCGGACAACAACTCTTCAAGAGTGGTAAGTATGTTACTATAACGGAAGGGGAGTGTGATGCGATGGCAGCTTACGAATTGCTAGGAAGTAAGTGGGCTGTGGTATCCATCAAACGTGGTGCTCAAGGAGCTGTACGTGATGTAAAAGAAAGCCTAGAGTTCTTTGATGAATTTGAAAATGTAATCATTGCATTTGATAATGACAAAGCAGGAAAGGAAGCAGCAATAAAAGTAGCGAGGCTGTTTAAACCTAGTAAGGCTAAGATAGTTACACTCCCCAATGGGTACAAAGACCCTAACGATATGCTTAGAAACAACAAGCATAAAGAGTTTGTTGAATCGTGGTGGGCAGCTAAAGTCTACACACCATCCGGTGTCATCAATGTCTCAGAGCAACGAGAAAAATTTCACAATAGAGAAAAGAAACAAAGCGTTCCTTATCCTTACAAAGGATTGAATAAGAAACTCTATGGACTCAGACAAGGAGAACTTGTAACTCTTACAGGTGGAACAGGTCTCGGTAAGTCTAGTGTGACTAGAGAGCTAGAGCATTGGCTTATCAAAGAGACTGAAGACAACGTAGGTATCATAGCACTTGAAGAAGATTGGAGAAGAACCATTGATGGTATCTTATCTATTGAAGCTAATGCTAGACTATACATTGACCAAGAACGTGAGAAGTTTTCAGTAGAAGAACTTGACAAAATGTTTGACATACTGTATGATGGCGATAACAAGAATAGAGTATGGGTACATTCTCATTTTGGTACTAATGATATTGATGACATCTTTACTAAACTTAGGTTTATGATTATAGGATGTGATTGTAAGTGGATAGTCGTAGACCATCTACATATGTTAGTTAGTGCTGTGCACGAAGGCGATGAACGAAGAGCTATTGATTCTATTATGACTAGGCTTAGAAGTTTAGTAGAAGAAACAGGTGCAGGTATTATTTTAGTTTCCCACTTACGTAGAGTAGATGGTAACAAGGGACATGAGAATGGTATAGAAGTTTCTCTATCACACTTACGAGGTTCAAATAGTATTGGACAACTTAGTGATTGTGTGATAGCATTAGAAAGAAACCAACAATCGGATGACATGGATGAAGCTAGAACAACTAAGATGCGTGTATTGAAATCAAGATATACAGGAGATGTAGGTATGGCTTGTAGAGTAATATATGATAACGAAACTGGGAGGCTTACTGAACTAAGTGATGAAGACATAGAGTTTGATGACAGTTCAGATGAAGCATTTTAATTATGGATTTAGTATTTGATATAGAAACAGATGACTTACAAGCAACTAAAGTATGGTGTATTGTAGCTCAAAACCCTGAGACTGGAGAGTTATTTAAGTTTACTCCAGATGAATTACAACAGGGCTATGAGTTTCTAGCTACTGCTGATAAACTTATAGGTCATAACATCATAGGCTTTGATATACCAATGGTACATAAGTTTAGTGATGTAGATTTATCAGCCATCCCTGTTATAGATACATTAGTTCTTTCACGTTTGTTTAATCCTACACGAGAAGGTGGACACAGCCTAGAGAACTGGGGATACAAGTTAGGTTATAATAAAATAGACTTCAATGATTATCTTAATTACTCACAGGAAATGTTAGACTATTGTGTAAGAGATGTAGAATTAAATACACAAGTATTAAAAGAATTAAGAAAAGAGAGTAAAGGATTTTCTCAAGACTCAATTAAGATTGAGCAGGGTGTTGCTAAGATTATTAGACAACAAGAAACTAATGGATTCAGATTTGATATGCAACATGCTGAACTATTATTAGCTGAGTTAAGAGAGAAGAAACAATCAATAGAAGAAGAAGTACAGAAGACGTTTAAACCTAAGTGGGTAGATGATAAGTTAGTCACACCTTACATTAGAAAAGATGGTCAGTTATCTAAACGTGGATTAACTGATGAAGAATATACAAACTGTTTAAACACTTCCAACTTTAATCCATTCATGCGTAAGACTTTACAAGAGTTTAATCTTGGTAGTCGTAAACAGATAGGCGAATACTTAATTGACTTTGGTTGGAAGCCAGATAGATTTACACCAACAGGTCAGCCTATCGTAGATGAAAAAACTTTATCCAAGATAACTCATATCCATGAAGCTAAATTAATTGCAGACTTTCTTTTATTACAAAAGAGAATTGCACAAATTGATTCATGGTTTGAAGCAGTTAAAGATGATGGTAGGGTACATGGCTTTGTAATACCTAACGGTACTATAACAGGTCGCATGACTCATCGTAATCCTAACATGGCACAAGTTCCTAGTATCTCTAGTCCTTTTGGTAAAGAGTGTAGAGCTTGTTGGACTGTGGATGAAGGTAATGTTCTACTAGGAGTTGATGCTAGTGGATTAGAAATAAGAATGTTGGCACACTATATGGCTGACGAGGAGTTCATAAATGAAATCATTAACGGAGACATACACACCTCTAATCAAAAACTTGCACAGCTTGAATCTAGAGATAAGGCAAAGACATTCATCTATGCCCTCATGTACGGAGCAGGAGATGAAAAACTTGGAAGCGTGGTTGGTGGAAGTAAAACAGATGGTCGAAGAGCTAGACAACATTTCTTCGATAATAAGCCTTCATTTAAATCTCTTAGAGACAGAGTACAAAGAGCATCTACAAAAACTTATCTCAAAGGTATAGATGGTCGTAAGCTTTATGTTCGTAATCAACATTCAGCTTTGAATACTTTGTTACAAGGAGCAGGTTCTATAGTAATGAAGAAGGCATTGGTTGAGTTAGATTCTATATTACGTTTAAACTCAATCAGTTATAAGTTTGTTGCCAACATACATGATGAGTGGCAGATAGAAGTAAAAGAAAGTCAAGCAGATTTTGCAGGTTCTTTAGCTGTTGAAAGTATAATCAAGGCTGGAGAAAATTTTAATCTTCGTTGTCCGTTGGATGGCGAATACAAGATAGGAGGGAACTGGAGTGAAACACACTAAAGAAAATTGTAATACATGTGGTGTAGAACTAACAGATGCTAATTGGAATAGTTCTTGGAAAAAAACTAATAGAACACAATGTCAAGATTGTAATAATCCTAATCGAACAAAACATAATCCAGATAGGATGTATGTTAATGGTAAGTATGTACCAAAAAAACATCCCTTATATAAAGCAGGAAGATTTAAAACTTTTGAAGGTGCAGCTTTCTCTGCTTTAAAAGGATATGAAACAACAGATGAAGGTTATGTATATATTATAACTAATCCTTGTTGGACTAATTGGATTAAGGTAGGAATGGCTATAGATGCCGAAGATAGATGTAAACAATATCAAACAAGTAGTCCCTTTAGAGATTACAAATTATGTTATAGTAAACATTTCAATGATAGAAAAAAAGCAGAAGCTAAAGCACATTCAGTATTGAAAAAATATGCAGAAGAAAGAAAGGGTGAGTGGTTTAAAGTAGACACAAAAATAGCTGAAGATATTATAAATAACATGGAGATAATTTAAAATGAATAAATCAACAAAAACACTTGACACTTCTACACAAGAAGTATATAATACATTATCGGCTACTAAATTTAAGTCGGAGTCTGGTCATTGGTATACCAGAGATGGTGAACCTATGTATACAATCATAGGTGCTAATGGTAAAGAAAGAAATACTACACTTCGAGATGCAAAGAAAGAAGGCTTTGTTCCTTCGGTCACTACAATTCTAGGGATGATAGCTAAACCATCATTAGAAAACTGGAAAATAAATCAAGCTCTTAACTCTGCACTTACGTTAGAAAAGAAAGACAACGAATCATTAGAAGAGTTTGCTTACAGATGTAAACAAGATTCTAAAGAGATAGGTCGTAAGGCTGCTGAACGAGGCACAGAGATTCATGCTAATATTGAGAAAGGATTCTTAGGATTAGGTACGTCTAGTACTTATGAGATAATCCAGTCGTGGTTAGATGAAAACTTTCCGGATGAAGAATGGATTGCAGAAGATTCTTTCTGTGCTAATCAAGGTTATGGTGGTAAGATAGACTTGTATTCTAAGTCTG